ACCGTTGAGAGTGCAAATTTATACGCTAAGAATCCAACAAACGTAGCACCATAATCAAAGTCAAACGCGAATGGTGCATTATTCCACGACACTTCAAAAGCAGCTGCACCTAGAGGTGCAAAGAACTCCTTCTGAATTGTCGAATTTTCGAGTTTATCCACCCGATCAGAGAGAAGACTCACATACGTATAAGACGCTACCGCACCCAACATTGCAGATACACCTTGATCTGCACCTTGTGTGATGAAGTAAGAAGCACTCAAAGCAGAACCATAAGCAGCCGTAGAGTTTTTTAGAGTTTTTTTCAGGTGGGCATATTCGGTGTGAATTGGTTTACTGAAGGCGTAAGTGAGAGACATTTCTTGATTAAATGGGGTTAAAATCTTTATCTCAGTTAAATTCAGTAAATGCCTTGTCAACGTTGTCGAAAGAAATGTGGTGTTCCTATGAATTGTAAGTATTGTGGGGGTGATTTTTGTATGAAGTGTTTTCGTTTGGAAGTTCACAACTGTATAGGGATCGAAACGAAAAAGGAAGAACAACGTAAAGAACTCAAGGATAAATTAGCATATGAACCACCATCTAAATGCTTAAAGATTTGATGGGTAATATATTCGGGCTGAGATGTCCGAGTGGTCTAAGGAGGACGACTTAAGATCGTCTGTGCTATGCACGCGCGGGTTCGAACCCCGCTCTCAGCATATCGCACTCATAGCTCAGTGGTAGAGCGCAAGCTTAGTAAGCTTGAGGTCAGGGGTTCGAAACCCTTTGAGTGCATTTTTAAACATGAGACCCATGTTTAAAAATGTAAATACTTAAGGATTATACACATATAATATGAATGGAATTCATATATGAATGTGATGATGTACTCCCAGTTGATTTTTGTAATCGTGTTATAGATAAGTTTGAAAAAAGTGATTTGAAATTTAAAGGAGTGACTGATAATGGTCTCACAAGTGACCTAAAACAAAGTACAGATTTAAGAATTTATGACGAACCTGAATGGGTAGATGAAGAAAAGTATTTTCATGATATGATACGAAAAGCTATGGAAAAATACAAAAAATTTCTATTAAAAATGGATGTTGATGGTGAAGTAAAGGAAAATATGTCTCAACTATTAATGAATAGTCATATACACCCTCCACAAATTCAAAGAACTGAACCTGGTCAATACTATCATTGGCATCATGATCAAATATACCCTCCAACTGGGGCGTGTATCACTTATATAATTTACTTAAACGACGTTGAAAAGGATTTTGGTGGAACTACTGAATTTATTTGTGGGAAATCTATACAACCAAAAGCAGGAAAAATTGTATTTTTTCCTTGTACATGGACTTACTATCATCATGGAAAAACTCTTGAAAAAGGTGTTAAATATATTGCAACATCTGGATTATTTATAGAACCTATAAGAAAACTGTGCATGTCTCGACGAGAAGTGGAGGAGCGGAAATATCCATTTATAATTTCGTCTAAATGATATAAAAAGAATATTGTATAATCACAAAATGAATAAGGACCGTCGTGCTGTCGTTATTCATGATGTGGCGTCTTTACTGTTTCTCGCGCCATTCTCGGCATTATGTGTGGCTGATGTATTTTTTAGCTATAAAGTGTACCCCATGTTTCTAACACATGCTCTCACTACGTACATGTCGTATGATCTCATGTGGATAATTCTTCAGCCGAAAGTTATACACACTCTTAGAAATTTAATCATACTTCATCATTTAGTGTGTCTTCTAGCTCTTCTTAGACCTCTTATGCATCCCGAAGAGGCTTTTATACTTAGTTTCGCAGGTCTAGTTGAAATTGATACATCTTTATTAACCATTCGAAGACTTACTCCTAGAGATAGTTATTTTTACCCAACAATAGACCAGATGTACCATGCATCTAATGTAATCATTCGAGCTGGTTATGAGACCTGTATGACGTTGTTACTATGGGTATTATATGCACGTGAGAGTATGTACACGAAATTACACGTTCTTGGATGTCAGTATTTCATAAACATATTTAGTTGTGGAATTTGTGCACTCACTTTTTCGAAGAGGAACCCCGCTTTGAAGGAGATTTAGTTTTTGGAATTGTGACTGGTCCATTGAAATTTTTTAATAGATTATTATTATTTTTCTGGTTGTACTTGAAATTTTTAGGAGCCCGACCACCTTCACTTTCTCGCATAAAGTAGCCTCGAATCATTTCGTTACTATTGTTATACATCTTATTATACTTTAAGATTTAAATCTAATATACAAGTAGTATGCAAATATTCGTGAAAACACTTACTGGAAAAACTATCACTCTTGAGGTTGAATCCTCTGACACTATCGATAACATCAAGGCTAAGATTCAAGATAAGGAAGGAATCCCTCCCGACCAGCAGCGACTTATCTTCGCTGGAAAGCAGCTTGAGGATGGACGCACCCTAGCTGATTATAATATCCAAAAGGAGTCTACTCTACACCTAGTTCTGCGACTTCGTGGTGGTGCCAAGGAAAAGGAGAAGGAAAAGCCCAAGCGTAAACCTAATGCATACATGAACTTTGTCAAGAAGATGCGACCCGATGTTGTGAAAGAGAACCCAGATCTCAGTTTCACCGACATTGGTAAGAGGTTGGGTGAGATGTGGAGAGCCCTCACAGACGAAGAGAAAAAGAAATATGTAAAGTAAATGATTATGTATTGGATACAATAAAAGGAAGTTGTTTTACTTCCTTATGATTTTCCTTCCAAGTGATATTACCACTAATACTAATTCTATCTTTATCACTCGTGTAAAATGGATAAACCTGATGACATAAATCGCTAGGGAAAAAACAACAATACCCGTTCATTTCAGGTGACATTGGTATAACATATTCGGATACAGATCTACAATTATCATTAGAATGTACAAAGGTAAAGTTACCCATCTGCGAGTCAGCCGCTCTCACTTTTGCAAAAGGTAATTTAGCCTCGTCTTTCCAATCATAAGGAATATCCATCCATATTACAAAAGAGAACATACCAGTATGGTTATGTACAGGTTGAAACTCACCTTTCTTTTGGAAGTTCACCCACAATCCGGATAAGTATGGTTCTAACATCACTTTTTTTGACCCGAAGAGTCGAAGGGATATATTTTCAACTTCCGTGTTTATAAATTCAAACATTTTGGGACTAAATAAGTTTGGAATAATCAAATTTTGTGGATCATCAAGTACGTATGATTTAGATATGTAACCGGCTAGTTTTTTTTTATGACATATCTTCTTTTTTTTTGCTACATCAATACGTTCCCATAGATAGTCAATCATATCTTTTGGTAATTTGGAGAGTTGTGCTATAGTTCCTTGATTTATCTCAATATGTTCGATTGACATTTTATTATTAATAACGATATACTTTAAATAATAAATTACTTAAGGAGAACACCTGAAAGATTGATAGATGCCTCTCGGGGTCAAGAAGCTCTGTTACGATGCTCGTTTGCCTACTCGTGGTTCTGATGGTGCTGTGGGATATGATTTATATAGCTCCGAAGATGCGACTGTACCGTGTCAAGCGGGGCGAGCTTTAGTCAGTACTGGTATTGCTCTCTCCATACCTGATGGTCTGTATGGGCGTGTAGCCCCTCGTTCTGGTCTAGCTGTGAAGCACTGCATCAATGTTGGTGCGGGTGTTATTGACCCCGATTATACCGGTGAAGTCAAGGTCGTCCTATTTAATCATGGTACGGAAGACTTTGAAATCAAGAAGGGTGATCGTATCGCTCAACTTATTTTGGAAAGGTGTGATACACCTATGATCAAGGAAATTGGTCTACTCGATGAGACACTCAGGGGTGACGGGGGTTTTGGATCTACAGGTCAATAAGGTCATCTTTACAGAACCATAAATCCTCTGGTCTAGGCATAAAAAGAATACCATGACTCATGACCATAGATAACTTTGCTTTGTTTACATTCGGGTAAGACCATAGTATCCACCTTTCCCAATATTCGGCCCGGAAGAAATCTTCCCAATCTTCTTTAGAACTTTCTCTGATTTTCAACATTTCTTTCTGTATCTCATACGGGTTCCTCTCTATTCGCAGCTCCTTAGGAATGATAGCACCTTTCCTAAGAAGTTGTGCACGCATAAGTCTTGGATTACCATGGTCTGGGTAGTGCTGAAAACCCTTCTCACCAAAATCAATACTTCGTTTATTTGGTAAGGTGACCCTATATTTGTGTGTAATCGAAGGACTTGGTTGTAATACTACGTGCATTATGATATCATATAAGGAATTAAAACGACAAAAAAACATGCTTGAATACACGTCGTATGACGGTATCAAAATCCAAGTTGGTCAGAGTGCAAAAGAAAATGACCAACTGACAATGACGAGTGACCCTAAACACTGGTGGATGCATGTAGCTGGCTGTCCAGGTGCACACGTTGTAGTATGCTACGACGGAGACCAACTACCTAGAGAGACGAAAAGGGATGCTGCAGTTCTCGCAGTCTATCACAGTAAGACACCAAAGACAAAGATGTCACCCGTGGATCTTGTTAGGGTTGACCAAATATCAAAGTACCAAAAGTCGACTCATGGATTGGTAAATTTGGAAGGTGAAGTTATGCAACTCACAGTTTTCATGAATAAGGAAAAACCGAGACTTGATAGATTAGTTAAGATGTAATGTATCCTTCCTACCAGTACCACTAATTTTACCTTTAATCCAAGTATTGAATGATATAGATATTCGTGTTCCCTTACATGTATTTGGTCTGGGGACTATATGATGTTTTAAGGTAGATGGAAATAAAATAAGTCTACCAGTTGTCGCTGGAATGATCCAGTCATGTGAAAAATTGAAATTACCAAACATATCATATCTTGGGTTTATGAATGAAATTGTATCTTCTTCATGTGAATCTACGTAGAATACACCAGATACTATACTATTTGGGTGATGGTGCGTGTGATGCGATTCACCATTTTCCAACACATTTATCCAAGAGATGGTAATATATAATTCCATGTCTGGATTAGGATTGGCTGTTATTTTAAAATATTCATTAACGGAATCTGTTAATACTTGTTTTACATCACTGAGTTCGTCATTATCTAGGAAGTTCTCATCTACACTTATAGCGTTACCACCAATATCTTTCTTATAATTAATTTTGTTAGAATTTAGAAATGCTAAAATATTTTTATTTAATGCTTCGTCTATCTGAATAACTCCAACCGGTGTAGGAAAAAGTTCTACTATACCCATAGACTCTTTGACCTCACCATCTTTGATTACAAATGGTAGCATTGAATTATAAGTAATTTTATCTTTTAACTGTTATTAATAATTCTAGACACTTGACTAATTGTGGGTAAAGTTATGCAATTCACAGTTTTCATGAATAAGGAAAAACCGAGACTTGATAGATTAATAGACTTAAAAAAAATCATGAATTAAGTACATATGAATAACGACTGTATTGTAGAATATAGAAATGCATTTCCTCATGAGTTATGTGACGAGCTTATACGCGCTTGGCAACCTCCTAAATCTAATTTTATGTCAAGATTTCATCCTACCACACGCGCTTCTATACTTCAAGAAGTTAAGACAACTCGTGACGCACTTATCAACCTACAGGATCCATACCTTGAGAGATTGAACCTTAGATACCACGAAACGTTACAGAACTCTAAATATAAATACGCGAAGTTATCACTTGAGAAAAATGAGGATAGGATTGCTTGGTCGGGTGGTAAAAATATGTTTGAGACCACGATTACCAAATCTATCCAAACAGATGTGATAATCTCAAGAACTGACGCTGGTGAAATGTATAATTGGCATACGGACTCACACCTCGACCGACTGCTGACATGTATATTGTATTTAAATGATATGGATGAGGATGCGGGTGGTTGTACAGAATTTTCAAATGGTAGAGTTGTTAGACCAGAGAAGGGTAAAGTTTTAATTTTTCCCGCAACCATTCAATATATACATAGAGGTGCTAGAGTAAACAAAGGTTCTAAATATGTGATAACAACATTTTCCATGTATCATAATGCGGTGAGAAGCTTACCATTTGATATTAATTTCGATAAAGATTAATAATTCTAGACACTTGACTAATTGTGGGTACAGAAACACCAATCTTCTCTTGCATGACTCTCTTGTTCAATTCAGGTTTAACACTTGAATGTATGAATCCTGCAGCGATAGTTTTTGCGTGCCTGGACATGAGCGCGGAGGGGATATTGTTGATAAATTTCCAAAAACGAAACGCAAAATAATCGTCAAGAATATCAAGAGTTTTAACCATCGATAGGGTGTGTTTCCAAATATTTTGTTGATAAGGTGTCAGTTTCGAAACTTTGCGGCCACACTCGACAAAATCGAAGTAGGTACAGGGTGAGTGGTTCCAAAGACGGCGACCCAATGTAGGTTCTTTTTTCCTCTCGTCATTACGAAATGATGTTTTTGAAGTCGTTTCAAGTTTAGCAACTTTTTTTTTCAGTTTTCTACACTTCTTTTTCAACTTTTGATTCTGCAATACAAGTTCGGTGACACCAGATTTCACCTTGCGAACAGAATCAAGAGTTGGAGTTTTCGTTTTCGTCTTTACCATGTTGGATGTTTTGAAGATACTTTTTACATTTTGGGTGGCTCACTTAGGTTTGGTTTAGTTACCGAACGCGACACCGGCCATACCATCCTTGATACGAAGGATGTTATAGTTGACCGCGTACACCCGATGAAGAGCGTTACCACCCGATGGGTTGGTCAGGCTGAGTTTGGCGTTGTCAATGCGACTGAAATTTAGTGTACCTGTTGGCTGCATCTTGCTGAGGTTGATGCAGAATGGCCATGTGTAAGTGGGTAAATCCTCGAGAACATCGTCGGGAAGATCTGTGCTGTGCATTTCTGGTACGACTGTGTGGTGGTACATAGCCGAAGTTTCTTCGAATAGAGCTGTACCGTTGATGTAAAGGGT